AGAAGACGGCACAAGTAGCTTCGAGCTTGGTTCAGGTGTTTTTACTGCTTCAGGGACGACTCTTACTAGGGTTGTCTCTGAAAGTAGTAACAGCGACAACGCGATAAACTTATCTGGAGATGCTATTGTATTCATCACGGCAATAGCCGCAGACCTACAGCCTACAACTTTTACTACTACTGTTTTTACTGCAACAGCTAACCAGACAACCTTTTCAGTCTCATATACTGTGGGGTTTGCCGAGGTCTTTTTAAATGGCTCCAAACTTTCGGCAGCAGATTTCACAGCTACAAATGGCACTTCAATAGTCCTTGCTTCTGGCGCAACCGCTGGAGACACCGTAGATGTTGTTGCATTTGCGACACAGACCGTAGCAAATGTTTATACACAAACTCAATCAGATGCTCGATATTTACAGCTTACAGGTGGAACGCTTACAGGTGATCTTTCTGGTACAACAAGCACGTTTAGCGGTGATGTAACGATTGCTGATAAAATTGTTCACAGTGGAGATACAAACACAGCGATACGTTTTCCTGCGGTTGATACGGTTACTGTAGAGACAGATGGCACTGAGCGTATGCGTATTGCCTCAACAGGTGCAGTTACGTTTGGAGTTTCTGCAACTGCACCTACTGTTAACGCATCTACAGCTTTGCAAATTGGCGGTGTTGCAGTAACAGCGACTGCCGCAGAATTAAACATTATGGATGGAGTTACGGCCACAGCAAGTGAATTAAATCTGTTAGATGGTGTGACGGCTACAACGACAGAGTTAAATTATGTAGATGGAGTAACTTCTGCAATACAAACTCAATTAGATGCTAAAGCTCCTACTGCAAGCCCAACTTTTAGTGGCACTGTAAATGATGGTGACGGTAAAATAAGAGCTATCCCTCAGTCTGGTTCTGACAAAACATCTAGCTATACGTTGACCACTGGTGACGTAGGAAACTTCATAGGCATTGGATCAGGTGGATCAATAACCGTTCCAAATAGTACCTTCTCCGCAGGGGATGCAATTTCTATATTCAACAATACATCTGGTGATCGCACCATAACTCTATCTATTACAACTGCATACCTTGCAGGCGAAGATGCCGACAAAAATAGTTTAACGCTTGCGACCAGAGGAGTCTGTACGATTCTATTTATAAGCGGAACTGTTTGCGTAGTAACAGGAAATGTAAGCTAATGTCTGGTATTATGATGCAGCTTTTAGGTGCAGCAGGTGGTGGTGCTAACTATTTTATATCTGTAATAGAAACCGCTGTTGATGCAGATGAACGAAATTGTATGCATGGAGTTGTTGACAGTTCTGATAATATTTACGTTGACTTTGATTATCAGGAAAGCAGTACAAGGTATATGGGACTTGTTAAATACAATTCCGCAGGAGATGTGCTTGCACAAAGACGTTTAACAAATGCAACTTATCGTTCAGCAGAGCCAGATAATCCATATGGACAATCCTCTTCTTGGCCCTCTATAATTGATAGCAGTGATAATTATCGCATTGCGGCAAAAGCCACACAAAGTAACAACAATCCTGTTTTTTTGAATATTAACACAAGTAATTTAACAATCACATCTAAATACGAAAAAGAATTTTCTTCTGGTTCTGAGTATGGAACTTTTTATGACTCTAGCGGAAATTTTTATCTCTGCGGCAGTACAGGATATTCAGGTGTTGGACAAGTTGCAAAGTTTAATTCCAGTGGCAGTGAACAATGGGCAAAAACCATGAATCAAACTGATGGAGGAGGAACTGGATTTTTTTTGTGTGGTGGTGGCACTGACAGTAGTGGAAATGTATATGTAGTTGGTTCACAACCAAGATCTGAGTACAGAGGATCAATTTCAAAATTTAATAGTTCAGGAACTAATCAATGGACTAGATGGCTTTACGAGGGAGGTCAAAGCAATTCTTTTTTCCAAGTAAAATGTGATAGCTCTGGAAACCCTTATGTTGTAGGAAACATGGGAGCTTCAGGTGGAAAAAACCTCGCTTATGTTGCAAAACTAAATCCAAGTAACGGTGATGTCACATGGGATTATGTTCATTGTAAAGTAGGTGATGAGCAAGGCGGTGGTTTTCAAAGCATAGACTTTGATAGTTCTGGAAATGTGTATGTAGCAGGTATTGTTAGAGAAGATAAATACCCAAATGGTGCTTTTTTTGGTAGTTATAGAAATTTTGGAGTTTATGTAAAGTTAAATAGCTCTGGAACAGTTCAGTGGCAAAGAGGTTTAGGCCATACAACTGGATCATCAGCTCAAAATGGTAGTCGTGCATTTGCTACTATAGCCATTGATAGTAATGATGATATGATTTTAACCACAGCACAAAGTGATTCCTCAGCAGATGGTCAGGGCACTAGATTCTATGTTGCACGTTTACCAAATGATGGAAGTTTAACAGGTTCTTACGGAACTGTTAGTGCAAAGTATGGTGCAACAGACTTGGGCGATAAAAATATAGGTGCAGCGGGAACTCCTACTCACGGTAATTCAAGTACAAGCACTACTAATATAACTTCAAATATCGCAGATGGTTCCAACACGTACACAATTAACACACAGGTTGCCTAATAATTAGGAGAAAAAAATGACTAGAGCAAGAGACTTAGGAGACTTTATAGCAGATGGCGCAGCACCAGAGCTTGTCGTAGATACAACCACGCTTGTAGTCGATAGCACCAACAATCGAGTGGGTGTGGGAACCGCGAGTCCTAGTCAGGCTTTAGATGTTAATGGCACTGGTAATTTTACAGCCGTATCTATAGGCGGAACGGCAATTACTGCTACCGCAACAGAATTAAATATAATGGATGGGGTCACTGCTACTGCATCAGAACTTAATATAATGGATGGAGTTACAGCAACAACTGCGGAGCTTAATATATTAGATGGTGTTACTGCTACGGCAACAGAATTAAATTTGCTAGATGGTGTTACTGCTACAACCACTGAACTGAACTATAACGATGTAACAACATTAGGTACATCACAAGCTAGTAAAACAGTTACCGCAGACGCAAACGGTGATGTAAATTTATCAGAAGAGCTTAAAGCTAAGTCATATAATGAAACATATGTAAGCTTATCTGCTGCTGCTACTGTTGATATAGACAATGAAACAGGTAATGTTTTTGCTTTAACCACTAACCAAAACACAACGTTTACATTTAGTAACCCACCTACTTCGGGTACTTCTTATGGTTTTACTCTAAAACTTACAGCAGGTGGAACGCACACGATAACATATCCAAACTCTGTAGACTTTGCAGGTGGTTCTGCTCCTGATGCCCCTGCATCAGGTGAAACTGACGTTCTTGTATTTTTTACAGTTGATGGTGGGACTAATTGGTATGGTGCAATAGCTATAGATGCAGCAGGGTAATTTAGTAAGTAAGGTATAAAGTATGGCTGTAAACTGGTCTAGAACAATGTTGGGCGCTGCGGGTGCAGGGGGCAGTAATGAGTTTTATATACAAGGACAAGCTCCAGGTTCTCCTGCAAGTTTTTACTATAACGAGTGGCACAATGTAGTTGTTAATCAAAACACAGGACACATCTACGGACTTAGACGGAAGAGATATCCAGGCAACCCCTCTGGATCATATGAGTGGGATAAATTTAATAATAAATTAGAAATAGAACTCTACAATAATTATTCAAATTCACAAGTAAATAAACTACAGTACGGACGGCCCAAAATAGATCACGATACATCTAATACTTATGATATCATAGAACCGTCTGGTGGAAGTAGTGCTGGCGATGTATACTATACTACTACAGGGAATGGTAGTAGCCCTTATGGAAACCATAAAAATTATGGTATGCAGTATGTATATACTCCAAATTCTTGGAGAACCGCGTCTTATATAAAACATTACACCATAGGTGATAGATCTTACGCTATTAGGGGTTATAATCAAAACGGTGGTTCAGCAGGAGGTTGGGAGCATGATAATGCTTCGTTTCCTTTTGGTTTATTAGATGGGCATTCATATACTTCAAACTCCGCCCCAGGTAACGGTAGCTTTGTTGAAATGTTTCCCATCAATGCTTCTAGTCAAAGCACAAACCATTTAGTATGGTATTCTTCACCATATAATACTGATGCTTACATACTTGACAGTGATTTAAATAAAACAGGAAGTAATAATGCTAGATCACATCCCGCAGGACATGGTAATCAATATTGGTCTACAGGAGCAATAGATAGAACTAATAATACTATGTACATGGAAGCCAATGGATATTTGTATGCGTGGGATTACGTCAATAATACAGCAAACAAGTATCAAATTAATGGAATGAGTGGTAGTGTTAGAGGTCAATCTAACTGGCTGTGTGTTGTAAATGGCTATTTGTATCAATTTATTGCTTCGTCTTCAGGTGGTTTGTACTTAGTAAAATACAACACTAATAATATTACCTCTGGAATAAGTTCTTATAGAATATCCTCTACAACTACCTATGGAGCACCTAGTCAAAACTATGTAGGGAATCAGGGTGGTTTTCTAGTTGAAGGACCAAATAGCTATACAGGAGATAGTGATCTACTTGCTCTTGGCTTTGATAATCCCACAGACAACAGTGGAAGTTTTAAAGATATAAATCTAGCTATTTGTAAATGGGATACTATTCCTAGTATTGCAACACATGCAAATCAAATAGCTATTAGTAATGCAAGTATAAGTTTAGGTTCAGCTACTCCATGGGGAACTTCAGGTAATCCTCCGGGTAGTGACAGTTTAGGGACATATCCACAAAATGGCCCTAATAATTTTAGCGCAAACTATTATCCTGCTTCGCCACCCTTTCCTCCTTATTGGGGTAATTCTAGCAGTAGTACAGGGCCAATAAATTTATAAGATGTGTTTTTATTATTTATCTGATACAAGAAAGTGTCAAAATTAAGGGAGAAATGACGCAATGTATGAATTAGATAAAATTAAAAAACATCATCCTAATAGAGTAGGTGTTTTACATCAATATTTTTATAGATTTAAATGCAATGAAGATTTAACTAAAGATTCTTTTAAAATAATAAAAGAGATGGACTACAACCCAAACAAAGGAAACGAAACTTCTTTTGAACATAAGCTTCAACGAAACGAAAAGCTAAAAGATTTATTTGGTTGGTTTGAATGTTGTTTAGGTGAGGCCAAAGATGATCTGGTTATGGAATGTGATAAGTTAAAAATCACTCAAGCATGGGCTAATAGATCAACCGCAGGGCAACATCATCACTGGCACAATCATCCTAATTCTTTTTTAAGTGCTGTATTTTATTTAACTGATTCTCCTAAACCTACTACCTTTGCTATAGGAGACATTTGGAGTCCTCAAAAAAACTTTAGTGGTAATTTAGATTTAAACGTAAGGACTCAAACTGCTCCAATATATCATAAAGAAGAAACCGTTGCAGGTAACTTAATTTTATTTCCATCTGTGGTAGATCATTGTGTTGATGCTCTACATGAAGGTATGGAAGATAGATACACAATTTCTTTTAATACTTTTCCAGTAGGTACTATTGGAAGTTATAGTTCATTAGCAGGTTTGACCATTGAAGTGGACTGTAATTAAGATGTTAGAAAATTATATAAAAAAGTATCAATTATTAGATAAACAACAGTGTTCTGATATTATTGTTGAACATAAAAATGCACCTTGGCAAAAACATACTTGGAACACAAACTCTAATAATTCAAATGAGTCTAAAGATTATGACCCTTCTGTTTTATACATGGATCAGAAATGGTCCTTTATAGCATACAAATACCTTGAAGAAAAAATAAATGATTATTTTAAAACTGTTTCTGATGGTACTATGTATACACAGACTTTTTCTCCACCACGTTTTAATAAATACGGTGTAGAACAAAAAATGGATTATCATGTTGACCACATTCACAGTCTATTTGACGGTCAACATAAAGGCATTCCAGTATTAAGTATTATTTCCTTACTTAATGAAGATTACAAAGGTGGAGAATTTTGTTTTAAACTTGGTGATAAAGAGGTAGAATACGAATTAAAAACAGGGGAATGTTTGGTATGGCCTTCATTGTTTATGTATCCTCATTATGTAAAGCCTGTTACAGAAGGTGAACGTCAAAGCTTCGTGATATGGGCTTTTTAAAGGCTGCTAAGAAAGGATCAACTAATGACTTTGTATAGAGATCGTGACACTGGAGATTTAAAGTCTCAAGACACACTTCGTAAAGAAAATAAAAATATTTCTTTTCCTAAAATTTGGGATGATAATGTTTTAAATGTTTTAAAGGTTGATGAAGTATTAGAAAGTGATCCGCCGACAGAAGGTATTGGTGCATATCAATATACAAAACAAAACGGAGTAACTAAAAATTCTGATGGTAAATGGGTAAAAGCTTGGGAAATTGTTGATTTGTTCGCTGACATTGAAGGTGGACAAACAAAAGCAGAACAAGAGGCCGTGCATCAAAAAAGTTTAGACGAGAGTGCTGCTGCTACCAACAGAGAAGATAGAAACGCCATGCTCAGAGATACAGATTGGTGGGCTATGTCGGATACCCCAACCATGACTTCTGAACAGACTGCCTATAGACAAGCACTACGCGATTTACCAAGCCACAGTAATTGGCCTCACTTAGAAGATAGTGATTGGCCTACAAAACCTGAATAAGGATTAATTAAATGTTTTTTGGCGCAACATCTATAGCTCAAGTACCGACAGGTGATGATGCGTCCGTCACTCGTGTTCTGGCGACAGGCGTTGGTGCAACAGGTTCTGTTGGTACAGTTTCTCTTGTTACAGACAACAACTTAGCCGCAGGTGGTCTTGTCGGTACAGGTGCAGTAGGCACGGTAGCTGTAGGCGTAGGTGGCGGTGTTGCTATTCCTGTTGGAAGCTTAACCGCAACAGGTTCTACAAGCGACTTAACTGTAATCACAAATGTTGATGTAAGCGTCACAGGGGTAGCAGGAACTGGAGGAGTTACATTGCCGACTGTTACAGGCTCGGCTCTAGTAAATCTCCCGACTGTTTCTGCTTTATCGTCTGCGGTTGGTTCAGTGAGCGTAGTTATCAACGTACAACCAACGATCACTGGTCTTTCAGCAAGTGCTAACCTGCATCAAGTTACTGTTATTGGGGATGCGATTGTCCCAGAAACAGGTCTATCTGTTACTGCAAGTGTGGGCACAGTTACACAAAGAACAACTGCGGTTATACCTGCTGCTTCTGTAGCTGCCACAGGCGCTGTTGGTTCTGTTACAGTAAACGGTGGCTCTTCTGTAACAGTTGGAGGAGTTGCGGGTAGCGGAGAAGTAGGAACTGTGTTAGTTTGGGGTAGAATAATTCCAGACTATGATACTGTCTGGACAGAAATTGTAGCTGCGTAGGAAAAAACATGCCAAGTACATATGCAACAAATAGTGGTATTGAGCTTATCAGAAACGGTGAGCAGTCAGGTACATGGGGTACAACCACTAACACAAATTTAAACATAGTAGATCGGTTAACCAACGGCGTTGGTACAATAGATCTCAGTTCTTCTGGTGCAGCGCACACACTTACAACGAGTGATGGAGCTTTGTCAGACGGTCAGTTTAAAACTCTTGTCTTATCTGGAGCAACTCAAGCTTGTACGATTACGATATCTCCAAATGACGGTCAACACATATACTTTGTAGTAAATGGATCAGGTCAGTCTTGTACGTTTAGCCAAGGATCGGGTGCAAATGTAACTGTAGCAAACGGTGACAACGCCATAATCTATGCTGACGGTGCAGGATCTGGGGCTGCGGTTGTGGACATTACAGCTAATCTTGGCATGAGTAGTGTAAATATTACAGGCGGATCAATAACAGGTATTACAGATTTAGCTATTACGGATGGCGGAACAGGCGGCAGTTCTGCTGCTGATGCTCGAACAAACCTTGGGTTAGCGATTGGATCAAATGTTCTTGCCTATGATGCAAATCTACAGGGTTTTGTTACTGCTCTTACTTTACCGACCTCAGATGGGAGTGCGAATAGAGCTTTGACTACAAACGGGTCAGGAACTATAGGGTTCTCTAACCTTGCACCAAACACATCAATAGCCCTTAGTATTATTTTGGGATAGGAGACAGACATGGCAGAGCCAAACATTGCAGCTTTAACAACGATGACAGGAAAGGTTACTGTAACCAACCTGACAACGACATCACAAACAGCGGTTCTAAATAACCCAGGATCTAACAGTAAGGTTTTAAAGGTTAATCTTGTACGCATAGTTAACGTAGACGGTAGTGCCGCGAGTACATGCACAATAAGCTATCATAATGCAACCAACGCAGGTGGTACAGCTACAGAACTTGTGCAACTTAAATCTGTAAATAACAATGATTTCTTTGACGTAATTACCAAAGACTCACCGATATATTTAGAAGAGAATGGAAGTACAGGAACATCTTTGAGTGCCACTGCGGGTGGTGCAAACGATTTTAAAGTCGTAGTGTCGTATGAAGAGATTAGTTAATGCCGCTGTCCAAACTACAGTTCAGACCTGGAATAAACCGTGAAATAACTGCTTACTCTAACGAAGGTGGTTGGTTTGATATTGATAATGTGAGATTTCAAAAAGGCTATCCTGAAAAAATAGGTGGTTGGCAAAAAAGATCTTCATATTCATTCCTTGGTACTTGTCGTGCGTTGCATCCTTGGGTTTCTTTAAGTAGAGATCAATACGTTGGTGTGGGCACACATCTTAAGTATTACATTGATGAGGGTGGTTTCTATAACGATGTAACACCTTTACGACTTACAACTTCTGCGGGTGCGATTACATTTGCAGCAACTAATGGGTCATCTGAACTAACTGTAAGTCATTCTAATCATGGTGCAGTTGTAAACGATTTTGTAACATACTCTGGTGCAGCAAGTCTTGGTGGCTTAATTACTGCTAACGTTCTCAATCAAGAATATTATGTGACAGAGGTTGTAAATGCAAGTAGTTACAAAATTAAAGCCAGAGCAGCGGATACTTCAATTTCTGATATAACATATAATGGACAACTGAATCCAAGTCTTGTTTCAGCTAATGGATCTGATACTGGTAACGGTGGAGGCTCTGTTGTTGGTGCATATCAAATTAATACAGGGCTTGATATTGTTGTATCGGGTGCAGGATGGGGTGCAGGAACATGGGGCCGAGGGACATGGGGATCTGCTTCTTCAGATGCGATTGTAACAAACACACTTCGTCTTTGGTCGCACGATAACTTTGGTGAAGATCTTCTGATGAATGTAAGAGATGGCGGGATATACTATTGGGATGAAACCAATACCTTATCAACAAGAGGCGTTGACATTACGACTATAGCGGGTTCTAACAGCGCACCGACAGTTGCAAAACAAATATTAGTTTCTGATAGAGACAGACATGTTATTGCTTTCGGATGTGATACAGAAGCTAACCCTGGTGTTCAAGATCCATTAGCAATTAGGTTTTCAACTCAAGAATCTTTAACAGATTGGGAAACAAGATCTGATAATACGGCAGGAGAGTTGCGTCTCGGTTCTGGTTCAGAAATTGTTACTGCTCTTGAAACCAGACAACAAATCCTAGTTTTTACTGACACAACACTGTATTCAATGCAGTTTCTTGGACCGCCGTTTACATTTGGTGTAAACTCTTTATCTGAAAACATAACAATTGCAGGCCCAAACGCTGCTGTAGCGGTGGATGACAACGTATATTGGATGGGTCGGGCAGAGTTTTATGTGTACAGTGGTGCCGTTCAAAGACTCCCGTGCTTAGTCAGAGATTTTATTTTTTCGGATATTAATGAAGAACAGTTAGACAAGATTAACGCTGCTTTGAACACAGAACATTCTGAAATTTGGTGGTATTATCCATCTGAAAATAGCAGTGAAGTAAACAGGTATGTAGTGTACAATTATCTTGAAAAGGTTTGGTATTATGGATCTTTTGGTAGAACTGCATGGATTGACAGGGGTATTTTTGATTTTCCTTTTGCAGCAAATGCTGACGGTTATATTTATGAGCATGAAATCGGATTTGATGATGGTACAACTAATCCAATCACTCCAATCAATGCCTACATTCAGTCAAGTCCTATGGACATAGGAGATGGCGAACAATTCATGTTATTGCGTAAAATGATTCCTGACGTTGATTTTAGAGATTCTACTGCGTTGCTTCCTGATGTGAATATAACACTAGACGTAAAAAATGTTCCAGATGGCACATATTCTAAAACAGAAACAGATAGTTTTGTAAAAACACAAGCTGCTGCGGTAAGCGCAAGAACTGAACAATTAGATTTTAGACTTCGTGGTAGGCAAATGCGGTTTAAAATTGAATCAGAAGATCTTGGTGTTACATGGCGTTTAGGCTCTCCGCGTTTAGATATAAGACCTGATGGGAGACGCTGATGTCTAGACGCTTACCCCGTCCCTATTTTCCTATACCTCCAGAAGAATACCAGAGAAATTATTTTTCTGAAGTTATTCGTGCGTTTTCTGTGTTTTTAGAACAAATTCAAAATCCAGGTGACGTAAGGGCAACAGATGTAACTATAACTAATTTACCCACTGACGATAGTGGGCTAGAAAGTGGAGGGTTATTCAGTCATAATGGTATCGTTAGAGTCCCTTTAACCCATTCTGCTTTTCTTCGTGGATCTCAAGGCACAGGAACAGTTGGATCAGTAACAGTGAGTACGACATGAGCGATGATGAACACATTATAGTAATTGGAGATGGCTCTAAATTTAGACCCTCTACATCAGTTGATAAATTACAATGTCATAGTTGCGGCAACTTAGTTGACACGCCAGAAGAAGTTGCATCATATCCAAATGGCAAGTGTCCTAAATGTGGGGCGTCTTGGACAGCGGATACTAAACGACACACTGCAATCACAGTGACCGCACCAGAGGCTATATCAGGAGAAACCTGATATGGACCCCGTATCTTGTGTGGCTTTAGCGACAGGGGCGTACAAGACGCTACGTGCAGCTATTTCTACGGGCAAGGATCTTCAAGAAATGACTGGAACTTTGAGTCAGTGGGGCAAGGCTTTTAGTGATTTTTCTAATCTTGAAGAGCGGGAGAAGAATCCACCTTTTTGGAAGAAAACATTTAAGGGATCTGATGAAGAAACCGCTTTAGAGATATTTGCTCAAAAGAAAAAGATGGAGCAAATGAGAGCGGAGATCAAAGATCATATCTCTTGGAATTATGGGCCGAGTGCTTGGAAAGAGGTTCTGCAAATAGAGGCAGATATGCGTCGAAGGCGAAAGCAAGAGTTGTATAAAAAACAAGAGCGAATTGACAACCTTATAAACTTTTCAATTGGCGCGGTTATTTTTGTTTTAAGTGGAGGCATCTTGTTTGTTATCTTTTACTATTTAGGCAAGTGGCAAGGTAGGTGGTGATGAAATTAGTTTTAGGTGTTTTATTTTTAATGTTTGTAGCGGCATCTCCGTTTGTTTATATGATTGTTGCGAGTATTTAAATGTGGGTTTTGCTTTGGTTACAGGTAGTTAGTGGTAGCTTTGACCACTACCATGTGGGTAGTTATTCTAGTGAAGAAGCTTGCAAAGAAGCACAAAAGGAAGCAAAGGTTCTTGTTACAAATCAAAACTCAAAAATAGTATGTATTAAAATAGAACGGTGATACTCAAGGAATGGCGCAATAAATACATTGTATATGACAAAAACGGAAAAGTGATTATAATAAGCCGTGATAAACGAGTTGTTATGGCATACGCGAGGTCAAAAAAGTGACAGAATTTGAAAAAGCAGATTTAAACAACAATGGTGTCATAGAAAAAGTTGAATGGAACAAGCTTGCCTTAGAAGATCGTAGGCTTGAAATGATTGACCGCGACCTCAAGCGTAATGCAGAGCGTAGGTTCACAGGTTTTGCTCTTGCAGGAATGTTGATTTATCCATTTATTATATTACTCGCTTCCGTGCTTGGGTTTGACAAAGCAGCGAGTTTAATCACAGATATTGCAAGTGTATATGTAATTGCAGCGTCTGGTGTAGTCGCAGCTTTTATGGGTTTTAATGCGTATAGCGCAAAGGCTGAAAGTAAGAAAACAAGCATTCAGATGGAGGGAGACTGATGCTAGATTTAATAGGAAAACTGGTTGATCCAGTAAGTAATATTCTTGACAAGGTAATTGAAGACAAAGATCAAAAGGCTAAATTAGCTCACGAAATTGCAACGATGGCTGAGAAAAACTCTCAAGCCCTTATGATGCAACAACTGAAGATTTTGCAAGCTGATGCGCAAGGCAATTGGTTTCAAGCATCGTGGCGACCCCTTATTGGATGGATCGCAGGTATATCGCTTGGTATAAATTACATGATCGCCCCAATTGCATTAGGTTTTGGTTTTGAAATACCACAGGCAGATATGTCAGTAATGATGCCCTTGTTGTTGGGTATGCTTGGTATTGGCGGTATGAGGTCATTTGATAAATTAAAAAAAACGGATAGTAAAAAATGAAATATATGAAAGATATAGTAGTGTTAGTTATGGCTATCGGTTTGATGGGTATACTTGCGCTAATCGTTTATGACGAGTTTGCCATGGCAAATGCGCATGGCGGTGAATTAGATGAAAACATCATAGGTTTGCTGCAAATGAGCATGACAGGTGTGATTGGCGTTGTTGGTGGCTATGTAGGTGGCAAATCAAATGGCTGATTTAAAAATACCAGTAGCCTTAGTTTTTGCTATGGCAGTGCAATTAGTTGGTTTGGTGTGGTACATAAGCAACATTGTTCACGACATTGAACATTTAAAACAAACTGTTTCTGCGCAAGATGAATTGATTAGGTTAATAGATCGAGATGTAGATGATCTTTGGTATTTCTGTACTTTCACTGAAAACAAATGGGCTGAGTCATATACTGACGATTTAACTTATCAAAGAGTATGTGGAACAAAAGAGGTTGAAAATTAGTGTACACTTACTTTGTTTCTTCAGTAGATAGGGTTGTAGACGGTGATACGGTAGATGTAATCATTGATCTTGGCTTTGATCTAACAAAGAAGGAGAGAGTAAGGCTTGCAGGCATAGATACTCCAGAAAGCCGTACAAGAGATTTAGAAGAAAAAGCTATGGGTCTTGAGGCAAAAGATCACCTTACAGATATGCTCAAAGGCGCTGATAAATTAATAGTAAAAACAGAAAAAGACGGTAAATACGGTAGGATGCTTGGTTGGTTCTACAAAGATGAAGATGCAAAGTATTCTATAAATGAGACTATGATAGAACAAGGCTACGCCTGGGAGTATGATGGTGGTAAGAAAGAGAAAGACTTACAGACATTAAGAGATAGAAGGAAAGCCCCGAATGAGTGAAGCATTAAAGACATTGCAAGAAAAGATAGGAGCCACGCCTGATGGTGCGTTTGGCCCTAATACTGCAAAAAAGATTTGTCATCATTACGTCCTGAACCCAGAAAGAGGCGCTCATTTTCTTGGGCAGCTTGTGCATGAGAGCGGCACGTTTAGATATACAGAAGAAAATTTAAACTATTCTACAGAGGCTATTCTTAAAGTATTTGGTAAATATTTTAAAACAGAAAGCGAAGCAGAAAGCTGTGCTCGTAACCCACAAGCACTAGCAGATCGAGTTTATGGACACCGTTACGGTAATGAAGGACAAGGGTATTTATGGCGCGGTCGTGGATTTCTACAATGCACATTCAAAGAGAATTATGCTATGTTTGCAAGCGATATGAATCTGCCTGAAGTAATGAAAGATCCTGATCTTGTAGCCACAAAGTACCCAATGGAAAGTGCGATTTGGTTCTTTAAAAGAAATGATCTTTGGGAAATTTGTGATGAGGGCGTTAATGACGATACAATCAAACGTCTTACCAAACGAATTAACGGTGGATACAATGGATTAAAGCACCGAAGAGAGGAAACTAAGAAGATTTACGAGTGGTTAAGATAATTTAAGTGTGACACTTTGAAATTAGGAAATAGTATGTTAAAAAGTGTATATGATACTTGGAGCGCCCAATGTTAGATAAAATTGTACAAGGCATCGGAGCCTTAACAGGCGGGGATTTTGTATCTAATCTTATTGCAAATGCCATAACTTCTAAAGTTCTTGGGGGTAGCACAAAAGACGCTCTCATGTTTACCGCACTTCAACAGGGTCTTGGTTCAGATGGTTTTAATTTAGGAAATTTATTTGGTGGTGGGCCTGAAAAAACAGCTAATGTGATGGGTCCAGGTAAGATTGCTCAAATAGCTGATCCTTTGGTAAAATCTGGAGTGGATAGAAATTTAGCAAATGCAGTCACTAAAAAAGCCGTAGGCGAAACAATCTCTAAAATTAATCCTGTTTTCACACAAGGCGAAGGCACACTTGGTTATTCTAAATTTCTTGTAGATGCAGGTATTCTTGACCCAAACAGCAAAGTGGCAAACCTATTAAACACTCGCGTTGGAGAGGCATTGGCAACTGGAATTGCTGGAGAATTAGCGTCTAAATTATCTGGTAGCGGTGGTGGGTCTTCAGGATCGGTGAGTAGACCATTTGGTGGTGAGGGCGA